CTGGTATTGGTTATGATAATACAACTGGTATTTCGTTTATGGTCAACTCGCCTACAATTGACATTTTTGCAAATAGTCAGCAACCAGCTATGACTATATTAAATAACAAAGATGTTAAGATATCAGGCACTATTGGCACAAATAGCTCAACAGCTTTTGCATCAATGGCTGGTAGATTAATATTTGATAATGACTATTCAGATACTCAACGCGGCCCGAATAAAATTTTATTACAAAATGATGGTGCTTGGATAGCTGGATTAGGTGTTTCTAATGGTTCAACAGATTTTTATACTGGTGGCAATTTTACGTTCCGCACTGGGACGTCTTTAGGTAGTGAAAGAATGCGTATTGATTCATCAGGTAGAACGCAAATAAATACTACTACTGCATCTCCAGTAAATGTCGGAAATCATTATTTTGTTGTTGAACTAGATTCAAGCACTGCTGGTATTGCTGTTGGTGCTGATGGTCTTGTAGATTCAAGACAAGTAATGACTTTTTATAATGATAATGGAACTGCAGGCACAATTGTTACAAGCGGTTCATCAACATCTTATAACACTTCATCAGATTACAGATTAAAAGAAAATGTAAATTATGAATTTAACGCTCTTGATAGAGTTGCTCAATTAAAACCAGCTAGGTTTAATTTTATAGCTGATGCAGATACAACAGTTGATGGTTTCCTAGCACATGAGGTTCAGGATATTGTTCCTGAAGCTATTTCAGGTGTAAAAGATGGTGAGCAAATGCAAGGCATAGACCAAAGCAAACTTGTACCTCTTTTAACTAAAGCTATACAAGAACAACAAGAACAAATTGAGCAATTAAAACAAGAAATCCAAAATCTTAAAGGAGAATAAAAATGGAATGGAATGTAAATACAGTGGACGTACATCTACACGAAGAAGGACATGATGACGTTATTTATAATGTGCATTGGTCGGTAGCAAAAGAAGATGGCGAATATGTTGCATCATCTTATGGTACACAAACATTAGATACATCTGATCTATCAAACTTTACTGCATTTGCTGATGTAACAGCAGATATGGTAAAAGGTTGGGTTATTGATGCTATGGGTGAAGAAGAAGTTGCTAACTTAGAAGCAAGTTTAAATTCACAAATAGAAGAACAAAAAAATCCAACATCTATTACAAAAAAACTTGAAAGTTAGTATATAATTATTTTATAACTAACAAACCCAAAAAGGTATTTATATATGGAAAGCACTAAAACAAAACAACCTGAAGATCAAGTCGTTATTACTTATAACGATAAGCAGTATAGAGCTTCTGATCTGAATGAAGAACAAATGGCTATAGCTGCTAAATTAAATGTAGCTGGTAGAAAATTAGCTAGACTTCAAGAAGCGTATGATGATTATGTCATAACAAATGAATACAAGAATCTTTGTATTGAATCATTTGATAGAGCTATCAACGCAAAAGAAGAAGTAGAAGTGGTAGAGGAAAAATAATGCCTTCTCGCAAGACTGCAAATGATGTTGCTGCTGATCTTGCGAAGCATGATGCAATATGCCAAGAACGCTGGAAAACCATTTACAAAAAGACTGATGAATTACAAGCATCAGTTAATAGTATAAAAGGGTGGTTACTAGCTGGATTAACAACAATACTGATTAGTATGTTCATGTTAGTCCTAAGAGGGTTACTCTAAAAACAATTTATGAGCATTATAAAAATAGCTGAAGTAGCAAATAACGTCTTGGATAAATTCGTTCAAGATAAGGATTTAAAAGAACAATTATCGCATGACTTACAAAAAGAACTTATATCACTTGATAAAGCACAAATTAGTCTCAATGCTGAAGAAGCGAAAAACAGGAACTGGTTTGTATCAGGCTGGCGACCATTCATTGGATTTACTTGCGGTTTTGCTTTGTGCGTACACTACATTGTATTGCCTACAGCAACTTGGATAGCAGTTGTAAGCGGTGTTGATTTTCAACTAGAACATCTACAGTTTGATTTCTCACAACTTACTACAATTCTTTTATCACTTTTGGGAATGTCATCACTTAGGACATTTGAGAAGGTCAAAGGTGTTCACACCAAATAAAATGCATAAAGAAGCAAAACAAATGCTCATCAAACATGAGGGTATAAGAGTACACCCTTATAAATGTAGCGAAGATAAATTAACTATAGGAATAGGTAGAAACCTAGAAGCAAATGGTATTAGCGAAGAAGAAGCTATGTATTTGCTTGATAACGATATAGATAGAGTTATAAAGAATTTAGATAAGATATTTCCAGCATGGAAGGTTATGCCTAGTAAAGCACGATTAGTTTGTATAGATATGTGCTTTCAAATGGGGATCACTGGATTTATGAATTTTAGAAGAACAAGAGCATTGATGGAGATGGGAGCATGGTTAGAAGCAAGTGAGGAGATTTTACGTTCTCGTTATAGTCACCAAACCCCAAATAGAGCAGCTTACAATTCAAGGCAACTAGCCTTATGTCAAAATGCCAAGAAAAACATCAGATCAACATCAAGCTAATTCAAGACTTGGTGCATTAGGCGAATCATTAACGCAAACTTTTCTACTTGAATACGCTGACTTTTGTTATCCAACCCAAGAGAAACATCCAGCAGATTTAATGGTTGAATTTGGTTCAGCCAAATATACAGTGCAAGTAAAGAGTAGAAGGGCAACTAAAGAAATGAAGTTTGTATTTGCTGCTGAGAACTCACGATCAATGTCTGAAACTTATAAACAATATACTTGCGATATTCTCGCCTTTGTTTTCTTTTACAATGAACATAAAAGGATCATGTTTAAACCTAACACTACCTCACAAAACTATTTTACTTTTGATAAAAAGATTATTACTGATTCTATGGAATTAGATTCACTTCAAGAAACTCTTAACACTTTAAGCTCAGTTCCAGTGTTAAATCCCCTTTCAAATTAATTTATAAATATCATACTCAAAATATATACATTTATATATAAATATGTATAATTGGGGTATGTTAATTATAAATATGGAGTTAAATAACATGAATACATTTACTAAAAATCAAATCGAAGCAATAAAACTATTAAACGATCATGTAGAAATGTCTGACTTTTGGGCTGAAAAAGATTGTAATGATTTAAAGCCAACAGAAATAACAGAATATATATACATGGATGAAGCAATTAATCTGTTAAATAAAAATGGGTGGACTGTTGAAAGTGCTGAAGGAACTATTGGTAGTTTAATTAATAAAGATGTTATGTATGAATATGATTACTGCATACATAAAGAAGCACCAGTTTTTGTGGTTCATTGGGTTGATTTAGATAACATTAAGGTGTGTGCATAATGCACCTTATCTGCAACACCAAACATGGTGCTATTGAATGGAGATGGAAAACAATTGGTGATCCATCTCCAGCTTACAAGTCATTGAATCATCAATGGTGGATTCCTAAGAAGTCTGAATTTGAATTAATTACTAAAGTTGATCTTGATATTAAACAAGAGGTAAAAGACGAAATTTGGGAAGATATGCAATCTGATTTTGATTATACAAAAGAGCTTTACAAGCTACATAAAAAAATAAAAAAGGACAGTAAATAATGAGAGATATACAAAGGCAAAAAGTTTATGACTGGGAAGATTCTCAGTCATGGATGATAAAGGATAGTTATTTATCGCAGAAACAATGTCAGGATGTCATTAAAAGACTTAACAAAATCTTCAAACGTAGAGTACGTTTAAGATTTAGAAATGGGCATGGCAAGTGTTATGCATTTAATCAAAATGAAATAATGATTAGGAATGAATGGGGTAGGTCTTATTCAGTTCTGCTTCACGAATATGCACATTGTATTACAAATGATTTGCATGGGGCTAGGTTTGTTGCTGAGTATTGTTTGCTTTTACATCACTTGCATCCTGAACAACCTTCTATAAAAGATTTGGTTAAGAGTCTTAATGATGCAAATGTTCAGTTTGTAGATTTTGAAAGAACTATAAGCAAGAAAAGACTTAGTAAAAGACATAAACCATTTGAAGATGTTAGCTTGGTTATTATTCCTGAGCCTAAGAGATATATAAAAAGAAGAATGTCAGCCAAGAAGAGAGTCCAAAAACTTTTAGATCAATGGGTTAATCCTGATGATATTTATACTAATTTCTATGATGTTGCTTATTACGAACACGTCAGGCTTTACTATGTAAACATAAATGGTATTGAACATGGAATTGAGCTTGAATCTTGGAAAGAAGTTGAAGATTGTTTGCTTAAAGCAATAGAACAGAAATTACATTTACATAAAGATTATATTGAAGAGGAATGTGCATAATGGAAAATCTAATATTTTTTGTACTAGGATTTATAAGTTTCAAAGTCCTAAGAATAATACATATAAAAACAGCTATGTATCTAGCTTTTCGTAAGAGAAGGGCTAAATGGGCATGTAAAGGCAACTTTGAGAATAGGTTGCATTACGATAAACGATTGGTCAGATAGGATCAGGTTTTATAATTTTATAGGTTAGATATTTGTATATAAATATATATTCCTATATATTATGTATTTGTTAAATATAAAACGCCACTAAGGGATGGCAGGAGAGTCGAAGAATGAAGAGTAATATTAGTGCTAATGGCAAACTTGTTGTATATATAAAATCAACAAAAGATGTAGCTAGGGGAGAAGCACTTTTACATAAAGCACTTAATGGTAGGGCAACTATTATAGATAAGTTTGTTGAAACTAGTGTGCGTAAAAACTATAAACCTGAACTAGAAAAAGCTGTAAAGAAATGTAATAGCAGAGCAGCTAAATTAATCATACCAAACATAGGGCATCTACCTAGAAGTCTTGCATTTTGTAACGCATTGATGAAGCTAGAGGGTAATGATCCTTTTGTTTATGCAATTCGCGAATTAAATAATGCAGTAAGTATTTGGAATTATCATGTACATCAAATGTATTTACAGTGCATTGATACCATTGCT